TTATCTAACTCATCTAATTTAGTTTGTAAACCGTCTAAGTTAGTTTCATCTGCTGACTTTTCGTTACTATCTAACTGTGTTAGTTCTGTTTCTAGTTTAACATTAAACTTTTCCAACTCTGATTTAGAATATCCTATAGAAGATATTTTCACATCTAACTCTCTAATATTTTGAGTATTAGTTTCTATCTCTTCTTGTCTTTTTTGAGTATTTTCCATCTCTTGTTTGAGTTGTTTCATACCATCTTCTAGTTCGTCAAGTTCTCCTTGTTTAGTAGAGAGGATTTCATCTTTAAATGCTTGAGCGATTTCTTGATCACATGTCGGACATGTTTCATTGTCTTTAAAAAAATCAACTGATTTACTATGACTTTTATGTTTCTCTACTAGAGTAGCACGAATACCCAACATCTTTTGTATTTTTTGTTCTACTTTATTTGCATCCGAAATCTGTCCTAGATATTCTTCTTTTTTAGATTTTAATTCATCAATTTCATTTTCTCTTCTACCTATTTCTTTTTTATTTTGTTCTATCTGTCTTTTCTTATCGGTTCTTAGTTTTGCTTTTTCGCTTTTACTTTCATTGATGTATTTACTAGACAGATCAAACTCTGTTTGTGTAACCTCAAACTTATGTGAAACTTCTCTAGTTTCATCTACAATATTCTTTATGTGTGTTTTTACAATCATATTCATCATCGAAAAGATTTTGATATCTAATATCTCTTCAACAACTTCTCTTCTTTTCATTGCTTTAAGTTGCATAAACGGAGCCCATGATGCACTTCCAAGAATAACTACTTGTGTGAAAGAACCATAGTTTAGTTTTAAGATTTGTTGTTCTAGTATCTTTTGATAATCTCTAGCATGCGCTTCTTGATTCACCATTACATCATCACAATAGATTTCAAACTTATTTGGTTTGATACCTCTAAATACCCTATAGTTTTTTGTTCCGATTTTAAATGTAACTTCTACTTCTGTTCCAGTACCATTAATAGAATTGATTAGTTGATTTTTACTAATCACTCTAAATGGTTTGCCAAACAAACCAAAACACAGTGCATCTAGTATTGTTGATTTACCAGCACCATTGTCACCAATAATAAGTGTTTGTGGATTTCTATCTAAGTCAATGCTAATACCAGTGTTACCAGTTGATAAAAAATTCTTCCATTTCACATTCTTAAATATAATCAAACTGGTATCCCCCTAATATCTGTCGCTGATATGTTTTCAATTTCTTCATCAAAATGTTCTTGTTCAATCTTATAACCAACATCTCTTCCATATGTAATATTCACTATATTAGGAACATCCATAATAATATAGTCGTGGTTATATACAAACCCTTCACGAAATAGTTTATCTACCAAATCATCTCTATCGTGATACTCTTCGCCAGTATCACGAATCATTATTGCAACTTGCCCAGTTTTACTATGAGCTCGTTTAAAAAGCTCTGTATGTCCGTCATGCCATGGTTGATATCGTCCAAGCATTTGGACAGTTGGTTTTTGTCGATCCATTTTGTAATCCTTACGTCATAATTAATAGGTTGTTCAAAAGTTTTATTGGTATCTTCATATATACTACTTGGAATTTTATCCATCCAGATAATTACTTCTGGATCAAATATTCGTACTGTTTCCTCTGTAGGACATATAAATGAAGAAATACTTATTGGGTTCAAACAACTAAGATTATGCATCCTAAATGCTTGTCGTATTCTTCCTTCTTCTGAAAAATCCCAATCATTATATATGTTACGAACCACATCTGCATCCCAATGTGGAATACTAAATTTTTTACCTATATGTGATGCTATCCAAGTTTTACCATTTTGTGGCAAACCCATTACTAATATTCTTCTCATATTTCTAAGTCTTGTGCTTCCGTATATAGTTGTTTCATAATATATTTTAGTTTCTTTTTATTTAAGTCAATTGACAAATCATCTACATATCTATCTAGAATTGTAAGTGTGTCTTGTGTTCCTTCTACGATTTCATCTGAAACATTACTGGCATTCAATTCAGAAAAATCTTCTACAATTTTTACTTCATGTGCATCTGCTTTTAAAAGTTTCTCCGTAAACTTATCAAATGTATATAAATCTTTTTTATTTACAACAATGAGTTTTACATACTTGTTTGCATATTGTGTAAAATCGTGGTTATCATAATTCTTCATAGAATCATCATAATATATCTTTTGAAATATTTGATGAGGATTTTCTATTCTAGTCAATTCTCTAGTTTCTGTATCAAATATATGAAACCCTTTTGGACATCCATAATCACTCCATGTCATCTGATATGGTGTTCCCAAATAAAACACTTGTCCATCATCTGATTTCTTATGAAAGTGACCAGAAAATACAGTATCAAATTTTTGAAACTCTTTCTTTTCCCAACCAGTTTCCGATACATGTCCAGCATGCATTTCAAATCCTTTAAGTTCTAAATGCGACATACAAACCGTTGCTGGTGTTTCATCAATCATACCAAATGAATATATTTCATTTGATGGATTAATCCAAGGTAACATAAGAATAGGCATACCACCAAAGTCCACAGTTTCTGCTTCTGCATACATATGAATATTTTTATAGTTAGTACCTATAAGTTCTTGCAAAGAGTTTACATCATTTGTATTTTTAAAATAGATATCGTGATTACCAACTAACATATGTAAGTTAATATCTAAAACATTAAATGGTAAAAGAAATCTTTCTCTAAAGTTTTTTGCAGTTCTATAAGAAATATACTTCCTTCTATCCATCACATCGCCGAGATGGATACAATGTTTTATATTGTGTTGTTGTAGATATGGAAAAAATATTCCTTCATAAAACTTATAAAAGTAATCATCAAAAAATATATTATCATTCCGAGCACCAAAATGAGTGTCGGTTACTAAAGCAATTTTCATACGTTAAATCTTCCTTGTATTTCTTTTTTACGATAAACTAATACAAAGGCTTCGCAGTTTGGACATGTTAAATTTGTTTCCATATCAAACTCTTCTTCATTTAAATCATCGTCAACATCTTGGTCACCACCCCATATTAACTCTGTGTGACAAAACCAGCATTTCATTCTATATCCTCTTCATCCATAAAATTTTCTAATCCAACTCTTTTACTCTCTGTTTCTTCTTTTTTCTTTTTTGGTTTATATACTGCTTCATCTGGCACCATTACATTTGGGTCAAATCCTACAACACTGTACTTTGAAGTATCACCATCAATTGTATCAAAAGGAATATATTCTTGTTTTGAAATAAGTTGATGTTTCACATGTGTTTGTTTCTTTTCTTTTGCAATTCGTCTAAGAAATGCATAGTATATAATTTGTGTAAAATATGCAAAGGGATTATTGGATTTCTCTGGATTGAAGTTGTGTAAATATTGTAAACAATTTTCAATACCGTCTGCAACCATTTCATCTTTGTATGTATAATTTATAAAGTTAGGACGATAAGACAACCCTTGTGCTATCTTTAAAAAGCACGAACCGATATAATTAGATACAGGTGGTTTATCATCTGTTTCTTCCATCTCTATACATAGTTGTTTATAATCCTTCATTGCTTGAAGAAACTTCTTATTATCTACATAGTGAGGTTTTTGTTTTTTATTCATCCTAATATATCCTTGTAGTTAGGTCTTATACTACATCAATTTGGGGCTATTGTCAAGTTTTATTTTGTTAATGAATTGTCTTTTTTCGTAGTAAATCGCCATATAAATCTTGCCACTCTTCTGTGGTGTCATACTCATCAAAAGCGTCTGATGGCATTTCATCTGCTAATAGTTGTTCTGGTGAGGGCGATTTACCCCAATCTTCTGATTTCATGTTGTCCATTTTTGCAACAACATACTCATAATATCTACCTAGTCCAATTGAGGCATCTATTCTTAACGTAACAGAATCACTTGGAATTTTATGTACAGTTTCATCTGTGAATGGTTGTAACCATCTAGATAATCCTAAAGTTTCCATAAACCCCCTTGGGCCGTGTTTGGAAAACAAATCCATTTTCATAGGGTCAGAAATCTCATAATGTTCATCGGTAGTTTTAATTAACTTACAGATTACATCTTCACCATTATTTAATTTGAAAATATGGTATTTTTCATTACTCATATAATTTTACCTTTTCTACCTTATAGTTTAATTCTTCTGTCTTGTATATATTTAGTCTCTGTTGGAAATGTCTGTATGTGAAATTTTGTCTACTTAGATATGATATATCATCTGCAATATCAAAGATTAAAACGGAATCTTTATTATCGCCCTTACGCAATCCACGGCCAATTGATTGGAGCACTCGTACCCTACTTTTAGATGGTGATGCGAACACGATGTTATGAAGATTGCGAATATTAATGCCTGTAGAAAATGTACCATAAGAAGCAATAATGATTGCGTTTTTTTCATTTTCAACAATTCCTCGTATCTCTTCTCTAGTTTTAGTTTCTGTATTACCATAAACAAAAAAAACCTTTTTATTTGAATCCTTCATCATATCATAGAGTGGTTTACCATGTTTCTCTACAAGTTGAAAAAGGATTAATGTGTTACCCTTTACGGTTTCCCCTAACCTTTTGACAAAATTGTTTCGTTTAGCATGTGAAACAATGTAGTTCATTTCTTCTTGATAATCGTATTTTTTAACTCTTTTACACTCTTCTTTATCATGCTTTAAAACTATGCAGTTAATATTTAGTTGTGAAAGTGTTCCTTTGTCTATTAATTGTTTTGTGGTAGTTACTTTTTGAACTGTGCCAAATAATCCCTCTAAGATTAATTGATGAGTTTCCATACCATCCAAAGTTCCAGTAAATCCGAATCTGTATTTACATTCTGTAAGAAAAGTCATAATCTTAGTAAGACTTTTAGATTTAAACAAGTGAGCCTCATCTC